CCAAGAAGCCTGGTGACGTTGAGTTGAAGGTTATCAAAGAGATGTTTGAAGCATCAGTTGATGGTCAGCCATACGACACAGAACGTTGGGGACAATACTTCCGTCCTGCTGGTGTTCAAGCACCTGCTGGTGGATCCGTTCCGGCAGTGGCAGTGGATGGACACGGTGATGTTCACGAAGTGGCAGCAAAGCCAGCACTCAAAGTAGCGGCTCCGGTCAGCGACTTTGATGAAGAAGATGCACCAGCACCAACTGCTCCAGTAGCAAAACCTGCCGCTAGTGGGCAAAAGGCCGAAGATATTTTGGCCATGATCCGCGCACGTCAACAGAAGTAATGCGAACTGCTCTGGACACAGAGTTGTTTCCAGATCTATGTGAAGTGGTAGAGATGCCACTTCACAATCAATGGGTTTATCTAATTCAGAAAAACGGAAACAGCAGTTTGAGATTTCAGCAAGCAAGAGATAATCTTGCTGTGTTTACCAATAACGAGATCTCGGCGCTTGACTATGTAGACGTTTACATACGCAGCCCCCGAGCCAGATATGTTAGTGGAGTTAACACATACCTGCAACATCTTCAACGCGACCACCCTGAGTTAGATTTTTATACCGCATTTTGGTTTGCCAAACAATACAAATTTTTGAACACACACTACTTGCCGCAGTTTCATTGGTTGGCAAATCTTGCTCGTTACCTACGTAGCGACGCAAAAATACGCATTAGAAATTTTAAAGATTTTGGTGCCGTAACTGATTTTAAATCAAGAGCAGAAGTTACTCCACCCAGTCAAGATTTTGTCACTATGCTATTGAAAGAGAATCACGGTATTGAATTGTGGTTGTATTTAGATCAAATACTTTTAGAGTTAGCCGGTCAAGAATTTACCTGGACAGAATTAGTAGAATATTACCAACGCAATTATAAAAACACTATAGAACATGTATTGCCCAAGACTTGATCACTTTGTGAGATTCAATTACAATGGTACACTCAGCCGATGTGGCCACATGGTCAATACTCCTGAGTTTGACACTCTGGCACAAATGGATTCCAGTGATTGGTTAAGCAACATCAAAAGCAATCCGGATACCTGGCCCAAAGAATGTGTGCGGTGCCAACAAACAGAACAAATCAACAACACCAGCATAAGACTCAATGCTATAGAATTTGATAAAACACAAACACTCCCAGACTATCTCACTGTTGGCGGTGTGCTAGACAACATTTGTAATAGTGCCTGCCAATCTTGCAATCAAAATCTAAGCACCAAGATTGGCAGTTTGATATCCACGGACTATCCTATAGTAAACAACTCAACAGCATTCTGGCAATTGCCGCTCGAAAGAGTGGTACATCTGGACATCAATGGAGGTGAGCCCAGTGCCAGCAAGAACTATCGTAACATACTTAAAAATATTCCGCCATCAGTTGCCAGCGTCAGAATCAACACCAACTGCTCCATGGTCATTCCCGAAATACAACAACTGGTTGAGCGTGGCGTACACGTCACGGTCACTGTGAGTCTGGACGGAATTGGGCGTGTGCATGATTATGTGCGTTGGCCCATCAAGTGGGAAAACTTTGAACGCAATCTTGATATATACAAAAACATGGGAATCCAAGAACTAAACACCTGGACCACTGTGAGTGCGTTAAATATCGGTGACTTGAAAAATATTTTTGAATATACAAAAGAACACAAACTCGATCACTCGTGGGCACTACTAGCACAACCAGATGTGCTGAATGTAAAATACACTAATCATTTTACACGCACGGCCAGTGTGTTAGATGAATTAAAAAATATCGTAGCACAAGATCTGGACAACACAGTTGAACTACAACTATGGACATATGAACAAGACCAGTTGCGTGGCATTAAACTTTGGGATTATTATAAAAGTGTCTGACCTTAAAGCATATTATGAATTAGAATGTAACGTGCTAGATGTTATATCGGCCAAAGTTCTAAAATTTATAGCCGATGAATCTATATTAGGACAAAGAGGTTGGATTTTTATAAACACCAAAAAATTATTGCTGGCAGTGCCTGAGTTGATGATATTTTTTAAAAAATTAAAATTACAACCAATGGAAGCGTCGATCACTGTGTTGGATAGCGATCTGTCAATACATGTTGATACTTTACCAATTGTTGCAAAAATAAATTTTCCTATTCAAAATACAAAAGGTTGGCTAAATCGCTGGTACCAACTGGATGCAGAGATTTTAAACAACTGTCCAGATGTTGTTGATCATCTGGGGTTTACCAAAAAAGATGTGTCTGGTGTGGTTGATAAGATGTCATTGATTGCAGAAGTTCCAGATCAATCAAAAGTAATTGTGTTTAACTCTGCACACCCGCATTCTGTAATTAAAATAAATCCAATAGAGGTGCCTCGAGTTATATTGAGTATCACATTATATAATGAACCATTACACTTACTAAAATGAAAATAGCAATCACAGGCGGCACAGCAGGAATAGGACAAGCATTAGGTAATGAATACCAAAGCCGAGGTCATACTGTAGTAAGACTGAGTCGACGTGCTGGTTATAACATACGTGTGATACCAAAAATTGCAGATCAAATTGAGTCTTGTGATATGTTTATCAACAACGCACAAGCAGGATATGCCCAAACTGAATTATTGTTTGAAATGGCCCAACGATGGCAAGGCAGTGGTAAACACATCATGGTAATCAGTAGTATGATGACTCAGGACCCTGTGAGTGTGTTACCCGGACTTGACATGACAGCATATCGTGTTCAAAAAGTTACTCTTGAAGAAGCAGTAAAACAATTAAGACACTGCCGCTTGGGTGTCAACATTACCGTAGTTCGACCCGGAGATATTGCTACAAGTGCTGACAAAACAGTTCCGCCATCGGCTGATGTAAACGTCTGGGCTAGTACGCTGGTACACATGTTAGACATGGCACAAACAAATAATTTGGTCATGCCAGACATCTCTCTAGGACCGGCATACAAATGACACCACGAGACATGCTGACCAATCCGTTGTTTTGTCCCATGCCTTGGACTGGCTTGATGTATAACTTTGATGGCACAGTCAAAAACTGTATTCGCAGTGCTGGACCACTAGGTGATATCAAGAACCAACCTATTGATAAAATTTTAGTAGACAACAATCGACCTAGACAACAACAAATAGTTGATCAACAATCAGTACCAACTTGTCACACCTGTTATGATTTGGAACGTGGCAAACGAGGATTTGATCACATTAGTGACCGAGTGTTTTACATACGTGAATTAAAAAACATTCCAACTGATACATATCAAGTTGGTAACTTTGATTTACACACAGTTGATGTGCGCTGGACAAATCTCTGTAACTTTGCCTGTGTGTATTGTGGACCAGAGTTTAGTAGCAAATGGAGTACTGAACTGAAGATTCATCCCAAAGTTCCTGACCAACAACAGTTGATGGATTTTAAAAACTACATTTATGATCACGCTGGCCAACTCAAGCATGTGTATCTAGCAGGCGGCGAACCCTTGTTGATGAAAGAAAATTTAACACTATTGGAAAAATTAAATCCTGATGCCAATATCAGGATAAACACGAACTTGAGCAAAGTTGACACCCGAGTGTTTGAGGCCATTTGCGAATTTCCAAATGTACACTGGACTGTGAGTGTAGAGACCCTGGCACAAGAATTTGAATACATACGACACGGTGGATCATGGACAGACTTTTTGGACAATTTAAACAAGATCAATCAATTGGGGCACAAAATATCATTCAACATGTTGCATTTTTTGTTGAACTACAACTCCGTATTTGATTGCGTGGATTTTCTAAAAGATTTAGGATTCCACAACAATAGTTTTGTAATTGGTGCTTTGTTGACTCCAGAGTACCTAAATATTAGACATTTACCACAAAATGTGTTAAACTCTGTAAAGAGCAAACTACAAGACAGGATCGACCAGAAACCTGGTTACCTGCTTGAAGACAGTTATAGAAATATGCTACACTATATTGATATTCCGTTTGAGAAAAATATCATGCAATCAATTGATAAACTATCAGAATTGGATCAACGTAGAGGCGTAGACAGCAAGGCAACTTTCAAAGATTTATATAAGGACATAAATTATGGGCAAACCATTTGACGTATCAAAATTCCGTAAGGAAATTACCAAAAGCATTGACGGACTATCAATAGGCTTCAATGATCCAACTGATTGGATATCAACAGGCAATTATGCTTTGAACTATCTTATTTCAGGAGACTTCAATCGAGGCATTCCATTGGGCAAAGTCACTGTGTTTGCCGGTGACTCTGGCGCAGGCAAAAGTTATATCTGCAGTGGTAACATTGTGAAGAACGCACAAGAGCAAGGCATCTTTGTTGTGTTGATTGACAGTGAAAACGCACTAGATGAAGATTGGCTCAAAGCACTTGGAGTGGATACCAGTGAAAGCAAATTGCTCAAGTTGAGCATGGCCATGATTGACGATGTGGCCAAAACAATCTCCACATTCATGAGCGATTACAAAGCACTGGCCGAAGGTGAGCGTCCCAAGGTTATGTTTGTTATTGACTCACTTGGTATGTTGTTGACGCCCACAGACGTTAACCAGTTTGACGCAGGCGAAATGAAAGGTGACTTGGGTCGTAAACCCAAAGCACTTACTGCCTTGGTTCGTAACTGTGTGAACATGTTTGGTAGTTACAATGTGGGTTTGGTTTGTACCAACCACACATATGCAAGTCAGGACATGTTTGACCCTGATGACAAGATTTCCGGAGGCCAAGGCTTTATCTATGCATCCAGTATTGTGGTTGCCATGAAGAAAATGAAACTCAAAGAGGACGAGGATGGCAACAAAGTATCTGAAGTAAACGGTATCCGTGCCGGTTGTAAAGTTATGAAAACACGCTATGCCAAACCCTTTGAAGGTGTGCAAGTCAAGATTCCATATACAACAGGCATGAGTCCATACTCAGGTCTGGTTGACTTGATTGAAAAGAAAACAATGCTCAAGCGTGAGGGCAATAGTCTAGTGTTTACCACAAGCGAAGGTGAAGTAATCAAAAAGTTCCGCAAAGCATGGGAAAAGAACGATGACGGCTGTTTGGACAAGGTCATGGCAGACTTTGGAAATCAGAAAGCCGAGGTAAGTACTCTGGAGGAAACAGCAGATGAGTGAAGCAATAGCCAGTGAAATGTGGGGAGAGCTCAAGCGTTTTGTAAACACAGTTGACCGTGCCGAAGCCGCCGAAACTGTGATACAGATCTTGATGGACAATGATTCAGATGTGGAAGACATTCGTGATGCTTTCAAAGGTGACACAGACATCAAACGTGCCTTGACCGCGTACCTTGACAATGACAAGGACTATGCGGCGGAAGACGAAGAAGATGAGCTCGAAGAGGAAGAAGAAGACCAAGACTGGGAAAACTAATGTGGTACAGCCGCGTAGTTGCCAGCCTTGGTGCTATTCCAGACTTCATCAATCACTACGAGCGTGAACTTGAAGATGCCAAAAAAGATTGCAAAATCTCGGGCATAGTTGAAAAAAATATCACAGCCTTACCGGGTATAACTGAGTTTAGGTACAATCAACTGCAAGAGATTGAAGCAGTGCTAAACTATCTCAACATTCAACTGCGGAAAATACGTAGAAAGCATTTCCAAAAATATCTAGAAGGTTATGCCCGTGCCCTTACATCGAGAGATGCTGAAAAGTATGTGGACGGTGAGGACGAGGTAATTGACTACGAAACCTTGATCAATGAAGTAGCGTATCTGCGTAATCGTTGGTTGGGTATTCTAAAGGGATTAGATACCAAACAGTGGCAAATGGGTCACGTGGTCAGGTTAAGAACTGCAGGCATGGAAGACATCCAGGTGTAAATACCTGCATGAAAATTGTAATTGTAACCGGGGGATTCGATCCTCTGCATTCCG